CCACTCGGCGCCTACGTGCGTCGCGGTCGCAACCGCATCTCTTACGCTGCAGTCTATGGCTCGCAGCCCGAGTGGGTCGCAAAGCCCAACCCAGAGACCACACGACTCGAGTTTTTTGAGCAAGTCGTCTCATCGCTCAACCTTCGTGGCAACGCCTACATTCTTACAGTGCGCGACGACATGGGCGAAGTTATCGAGCTTTACTGCTTGAATCCTGAGCGAGTCCGTATTCGCCGCCTTGGCGTCAACGAGCCGCTCGTGTATGAGGTTTTCGACGAACACATGTCTAGCGTGATGACGCTGACCAAAGACGAGCTCGTTCATATCCCGATGTTTAGACTACCGGGCACGCTTTACGGCCTTGGCCCCATCGAAGCAGCTCGCATCACCGTGGGTTCTGCGATGGCAGCTGAGACTTATGCAGCCTCTTATTTCGGCAACGCAGCAAACCCCGGCGGCGTCATCGAAGCACCGGGCGAGATGACACAAGAGCAGATCGAAAGCATCTCACGCAACTGGCGTCTTGACCACTCAGGGCCGTACAGAGCTGGTAAACTTGGTGTCTTGACGGGTGGTGCGTCTTTCAAGCCGCTTGCACTCAACGCACAAGACGCACAGCTCATTGAAGTGCGCCGCTTCGGTGTCGAAGAAATAGCCCGCTTGTTCCGAGTCCCTATTTCGCTTCTCGGCCATCCGGTCGCTGGCGCGATGTCGTTTGCATCGGTTGAAGCTCAGAACCTGTCTTTCGTCCAACACTCACTCCGTCCACTCTTGGAGCGTCTAGAGCAAGCACTCTCGCCGCTGTTGCCAGAGTCTGACGGCTTTATAAAGTTCAACCTTGATGCTTTGCTCCGTGGCACTACGCTAGAGCGCTACGAGGCTTACACCAAGGGTCTGCAAGAGGGCTTCCTGTCAGTCAATGACGTACACGCTTTTGAAGAGATGTCGCCAGTGACAGACGGAGATCAGTACCGCGTACCTTTGCAGAACATCGACCTCACCGATGCAAAAGAGGTCGGCATGAAACTCCGCGCTGAGATAGCCACCAACTTGATTCAAGTTGGCTTTGACCCGGCAGCCGCTCTTGAAGCGGTTGGAATGCCACGCATCGAGCACACCGGCGTCCCTTCGGGCCAGCTTCAGGGCGTAGCCACTATCGACCCAACCAACCCGAAAGCAGTGTACGAGGTCTAAGATGCCATACTTCATATCCGACCAGCAGAGCGACTGCTCTGGCTGGGCCACCGTCAAGCAAGAGACAGACGGCAGTTACACCACGATGGGCTGCCACGATACCAAGCAAGATGCCATTGACCAGATGGTGGCGGTTTCGATATCTGAAGGAATCGAACCCGGCGGTGAAGTTGCACGCAAAAACAAGGGGGAAGACAGGAGCAAGATGAAAAAGATCGAACGTCGCACCTACACGGTGCGCAACGTTGAAACCCGTGAGGCTGACGGCAAGATGAAGCTCAGCGGTTATGCCGCCGTCTTCAATGACGCCAGCGTTCCGCTGCCTTTTACAGAGCGCATCGCTCCGGGCGCTTTCCGCAAGACCCTAAACGAGACACCTGATGTCCGTTTGCTAATCAACCACGAAGGCTTGCCGCTGGCTCGCACCAAGAATGGCACCCTGCTTCTAACCGAGGATGAGGTCGGCTTGCGTTTCGATGCAGAGCTGCCAGACACCACAGAAGCCAAAGACCTTTACACCCTTATTGAGCGCGGCGACGTTGACCAGATGAGCTTCGCGTTTCGCGTTATTCGCCAAAAGTGGAACAGCGACCGTACAGAGCGCACTCTAACTGAGGTCTCTCTTGCTGACGGCGATGTTTCAGTCGTGACCTACCCGGCTTACCCAACCACCAGCGTCGAAGCTCGCGAGCATCTCCGCAAAGCCATCGAAGCCGTCAAAGAAGGCCGCGAAATAACCGGCGAGTCGATGCTCGTTTTGCAGACAGTGTTTGATGACCTCTCTGAAGGCCACGAATACGTGATGAAGGCAGTGACGATGATGGCGGCGCTGATGGACGCGCAAGCACCAGAGGGTGAAGTTGAAGACTCCGAGTATGAGGACGAGATGGACGACGAGGCCGGTTCACCGGACATCGTCGAAGACCCGGGCCTCACACAAGTCGGCACACAAGAAGGCTTGCGTAGTTACTCACTACGTCTGGCCAAAGCGCTAGTAGAGCGCACCAAGTAGCATTCTGCTGGCACCGCTAGCAGATAACGAAGTCGGAGCGAGACTCTCACCCCCTTACCGGGCGCCGAGAACCTCATCGCCACCACCTCGATTCCAAATAAACTCATAAGGAGCAAAACACATGTCTTACCTAGACAAAGTCGTTGAGCGCCGTGAAGCAGTGAAGTCTGAAATGGACGCGATTCTCGAAGCAGTTGCTGCTGAGAACCGCACAGATCTGACCGCTGAGGAAACCGAGAAGGTTGATGCCCTCGTCGCTGAGTCACGTTCACTCGATGAAAAGATCGACAAGCTAAAGTCACAAGCAGACGCAGACGCTAAGGCTGCCGAAGCTCGTGCTGCTGTTGCTGCTGTTGCAGCACCAAAGGCGTCTGGCATCAAGGTAACTTCCGAGCCACGCACCTACACACCAGAATCTGGTAACTCATTCGTACGCGATGCTTTCAATGCGCAGGTCCGCAACGACTATGCCGCAAACGAGCGCCTCGCACGCCACATGAAGGAAGAGTCTGTCGAGCGTCGTGACGTTGACACCTCAAACTTCGTTGGTCTCGTTGTTCCGCAGTATCTAGTCGATTTGGCCGCGCCTCTAGCTCGCGCTGGACGCCCAACGGCAGACTTTGCAACCAACAAGATGCCACTCCCACCTGCAGGTATGACCTTGAACATCTCAAGAATGACCACAGGTACATCAACTGCAGTTCAAGAGACACAGAACACCGCTGTTTCTGAGACTGACGCTGATGACACACTGCTCACCATCAACGTACGCACCATCGCTGGACAACAGGACCTTAGCCGTCAGGTTATCGAGCGCGGTACTGGCGTTGACGAGTTCGTGCTTCGTGACCTCATCCGTTCTTGGCACACCACTCTTGACGCACAGGTCTTGAATGGTACCGGCAACAACGGTCAAATCAAGGGTATTCGCGCTTCCGGTGGAAACGCTGTCACCTTTACTGCGACATCTCCAACAGTCGCACTGCTCTATCCAAAGCTCGCTGATGCTCTTCAGCAAGTACAGAGCAACGTCTTCACCACACCGACACACTGGATTATGCACCCACGTCGTCTCGCATTCTTGCTCGCAGCTACAGACACCACAGGACGCCCTGTTGTTGTCCCAACAGCTAACGGCCCAATGAATGCAGCAGGCGTTGGCGCAGGAGTTGCACAGTACGCAAACTCCGGCTACCAGCTACTCGGACTCCCTATCATCACAGATGCAAACGTAGGCACAACTTACGGCGCAGCAACCAACCAAGACGAGATCTACTTGGTTGATTCACGCGAAATGCATCTCTGGGAGCAAGCTGGTGCACCGTTCTCACTCCGCTTCGATGCAACAGCACCGGGCAGCTTGACCATCAAGACTGTCGTTTACGGCTATGCTGCATTCACAGCAGAGCGTTACGCAGCCGCCGCTTCTATCATCAGCGGTACCGGCCTCGTAGCACCATCGTTCTAACCGAACGAACAACTAAATAAGTAGAGTGCAGGGCGAGCAAGACTCCCCCGACTTGTTCGTCCTGCACCTTTCTCGGGGGAGATATGAAAACTGGACACAAAGTATCACTAGGGGTCTGCGACCCCGGAATCGTCGCGGGCGAGTTTTTTGCCCGCATCTTTCAGCTCGCGTCAACTCGCGGCTCGAGGCTCGGCCCGCTGGTGCGGGTGCGCGGCTCTGGCTTACTGAGCAAGATGCGCAACAAGGTCGTCAAGACCTTTCTAGACCACACAGACTCTGACTGGCTTCTCATGATAGACAGCGACGAGCAGTTGTCGGTACAAGCCTTTGATCTGCTCTGCGAAACAGCACACGACAAAGAGCGCCCAATAGTAAGCGGTCTGGTGTTTGCGGCCATGGACGCCGGCAAGAACGTGTACCCAAAACCGATGCCGGCTATCTTTCAGGACACGCCAGCCGGGTTTGTGCCGCTCGACAACTACGACAAAGACGCAGTCTTTCAAGTAGAGGCAGCGGGCACTGGGTGCCTTTTGATTCACCGCAGCGTCTTTGAAAAGATGCGCGAGAACGCCGACCCACACCAAGGCAAAGACTGGTGCTGGTTCTGGGATGGCCCCGTCAACGGCGTGTGGACTGGAGAAGATCTCTTGTTTAGTCGGAGAGTTCGCAGTCTCGGCTTTCCCATCCACGTCAACACCGCGGTCATTTTGCCGCATCAGAAAGAGTACTGGCTAGACGAAAGGCACCACGCAAAGTGGCAAGCAGAGAACGGCTAGAAACCGCGACGGCTCAACCGCAACTGGAGCGAGCAGTCAAACAGCAACCAAAGAAAAGGAAACAGCGTGGCACTGACAAACGCGTATTGCACCCTGTCCGACCTGAAGAACAGCCTCGCCATTGACGACATTCAGGACGACATAGCGCTAGAAGCTGCCATCATGACGGCTAGCCGCATGATAGACGACTACTGCGACCGTTTCTTTTATCGCGACGGCACAACTGGCTCACCGGTGACTCGTTATTACACCGCACAAGACTGGTACAACTGCAACGTTGACGACTTTATTTCTATAAACCAGCTCGCTACAGACGACAACTTCGACCAAACCTACGACACCGTTTGGGCGACTTCTGATTACATGGTGGAGCCTATCAACAACCCACGCCGGGGCTGGCCTTACACTCGCTTTATCGCTATCGGCGCTTATATCTTTCCGTTCAACTTGCCACAATCAGTTCGTGTGCAAGGTGTTTGGGGCTGGTCTTCCGTGCCAGTTGAAATCACCATGGCCACCAAGATTCAAGCGGCTCGTCTTTTTATTCGTCGCCAGTCGCCTTTCGGCATCGCCGGCACGCCTGAACTGGGCACAGTGCGTTTGAGTGCTAAACTTGACCCTGATGTTCAAGCGCTTATCGCGCCATTCAGAAAGCTGACGGGACTGGTCAAGTGAAACCAAGCGCAGTACGCGATGGCCTAAAAGCCAACCTCGACCGAATCGGCAGCTTGCGTGTATATGACACGGTGCCGGACGTCATCACCACACCCTGCGCCATCGTTGGGCAGTTGGATTTTACTTTTGACCTCGATAACGCCCGCGGCTTAGACCAAGCCAACCTCGATGTCTTTGTTATTGTTCAGCGCTTCTCTGAGCGCACTGGACAAGACAAACTGGACCAGTACCTCGCTGGTTCGGGCACGATGTCAATAAAGGCAGCTATAGAAGCAGACCGCACACTGAATGGCGCTTGCGATACTCTCCGAGTCACTTCGGCTGAGTCCGGCACCTACCAGATGGGCGATGTTGACTACCTTTCCTATCGTTATCGACTAACCGTTTGGGGCCAAGGAGACTAATGAATCACACGATACTGACAGACACCTTCGTATTTGAAGGCAAGAAAAAAGGTGACGCAGTCACCGCCAAAGAGTTGCAAGATGCCGGACTCAACATCGAGGCTCTCGTTGTTGGCGGGCACTTGTCAAGCAACAAAGCGACTAAGACCGATTCAGAAGGAGTCACAGACTAATGGCAGCGCTAGTCCTTACCAACGCTTATGTCACGATAAACAGCGTGAACCTGAGCGACCACATCGCAAGCATCACTATCAACACTGCCGATGACGTCATTGACACGACTGCATTCGGCAACACAGCACGCACCCGCGTTGCTGGTCTCACCGATAACTCAATCACCCTCGAGTTCCACCAAGACTACGCGACTTCTAACGTGGAAGCCACTATTTACCCGCTAGTTGGAAGCACCACTGCTGTTGTTGTCAAGCCTAACGGCAGCTCAACAAGCGCAACCAACCCGAGCTACAGTTTTACTGCTTTGGTTTCCGAGTGGCAGCCACTCAACGGCGCCGTCGGCGAGTTGGCGACTGCATCAGTAACTTGGCCGGTCTCGGGCGAAATCACTAAGGCGGTCAGCTAATGGCGCGCATCGTTCTTACTAACGTAGCCGTCACTTTCGGCACCACCGACATCAGCAGCTACGTCACTTCTATCACCCTCAACACAACCTACGAAGTCGTTGAGACCACGGCGTTCGGCAACACAGCACGCACTCGCGTTGCTGGCCTTGCTGATAACAGCGTCACACTCGAGTTCAACCAAGACTACGCAACGAGCGCTCTTGAAGCAACCATCTACCCGACCCTTGGCACCGCGGTTTCTATGACCGTTCGCCCAGTGGCTGGGCAGTCACCAGCGTACACTTTTAGTGCTCTGGTCTCTGAGTGGACACCGCTCAACGGCGCCGTCGGCGAGCTTGCAACAGCATCAGTCACTTGGCCGATCTCCGGCACGGTGTCAAAGTCCTAAACTAACAAGGGGGAAAGATGGACGGCTTAGCAATAAAAGTCAAGCAAGTCAACGCGGACGAGGTCACTTACAAGTTGACCCCACGCATCATCGTTGCATTCGAGCAGCAGTTTGGCAAAGGAATGCCGAAGTTGCTTGCAGAAGAGCAAAAGATCGAGCACGTGTTTTGGCTGGCTTGGAAAGCACTACAGTCAAACGGCGTCATAGTCAAGCCTTGGGGCCCGGACTTTTTAGATACGCTTGAAAAAGCGGAGCTGGATGCTGACGGGTCTTTCGAATCCACCGAGATAGCCTAACTTATACCATCGCTGCTATCTCGGTGGAAACTGGCATATCGCCGGTGGCGCTTCTTGATGCCCCTGAGGGTATCCTCGAAGCCATCGTCGCCTACCTAAAGGAGCGAGCCAAGAAACATGGCTGAAGAAACCGACGTCATCATCTTGACAGGCATCAAAGAGACGCTAGACGCTCTAAAGATGTTTGATAAGGACGCGGTCAAGCGCTTCAACAAGGTGATAAACACTGAGCTTGCTGGTGCAGAACGCGATGCAAGAGACGTCATCTCCGCTGTCGGCACAAGCCCGATGAGCGGGTGGCGCACCAACGACCCAGCCAGACCTCGCCCCGGTACTCGTGGTGGCGCTGGTTGGCCCGGGTGGAATGTCGGCGTGATTCAAGCCGGCATCCGCAAAACCAAGGCTGAGGGTCGTGTGCGCAAAGGCGCATACACCACCTCGGCTGGTGCCCTTCTCAACAAGTCTGCCGCTGGTGCCATCTTTGAAGTAGCCGGCCGCAAGACGAAAGCAACAGTCGCACGCACCGGCTCTGCGCAGTTTTTGCGTACTTTGAGCGCTCGCTTCGGCAAGGCGTCTCGTGTGGTTTGGCGCGTGGTCGATAAAGACCGCAAGCGCATTGAGGACAACGTAGCAAAGGCCCTAGAAGAGGCCAAAGCAGTTTTACAAAGACACTTAGATAGAGAGCGAGCTTAGGCATGGCAGTTGGCGCTATTATCGCTCGAATACTCACCCAGTATTCGGACAAAGGCACGAAAGCCGCTATCAAAGACGTGCAAAAGATGGAAAAGCGCTTCGGCGACTTCTCCAAGAAGGCACTCAAGGCGTTTGGCCTTGCAGCCGCTGCAGCAGCCGCTTTGGCCGTCAAAGTCGGCAAAGACGCAGTACAAGCCGCGATGGAAGACCAGAAGTCACAAGCCATCTTGGCCAACCAGCTTCGCAACACAGTCGGGGCCACTGATGAAGCGATAGCAGCGACCGAGCAGTACATCTCAAAACTACAACTCGCTGTCGGTGTTGCTGACGACCAACTTCGTCCAGCGCTCGCCAAACTTGCTGGTGTTACCGGAGATCTCAGCTCGGCGCAGGGCTTGCTTGGCGTCGCACTTGACTTGTCAGCTGGTGCTGGTATCGGTCTTGAAAGCGCAACCGCCGCCATCACCAAAGCAGCACAGGGCAACTTCGGCTCACTGCAAAAGCTCGGTGTTGTCATCGACGCAGACACTAGGAAGTCCAAAGACTTCGCTGCGGTCTTGGAGATTCTGAATAACCAGTTCGGCGGCGCAGCAGCTGCCAACGCTAACACTTTTGCTGGCCGTCTTGCCCGCATGCAGCTCGCCTTTAGCGAGATGTACGAGACCATCGGTTACGCGCTTCTGCCAGTTCTGACTCAGCTACTTGGCTATATCAACACACAGGTCTTGCCCGGCATCCAGAAGTGGATAGAGGCGAATAAAGAGCAACTGGCACAGTCATTTGAGAACCTCATCATCAGAGCCGTCGGCTTCTTCAACACGATGGTTGACCTGTTCCAGTTCGTTGCTCGCAACATCAAAGTCTTTGCAACGCTCGGCGCTGTCATCGTGGCCGCTATCTTTGGTGCTAACGTGGCCGCTGCCGTCACCGGCATGATAAAAGGCATCAAGGCTATCATCACGGTGATGAAAGCGTTGCGCACAGTCTCACTCGCATCAGCGGCAGCGACAGCACTGGCCACTGGCGGTGTTTCTGCCGCAACTGGCGCCGCGGCTTTTGCAGTCGCACTGGGCGCCATTGGTCTTGCTACCAAAAAGTTCAACGACAACAACGACAAAGCCGCGGATTCGCTCTCTGGGCTTGACCTTACTTTCAAGGGCCTAGATGTCAAGACCAAGGACTACCTAAAGGGCATCAAAGACATCACCGTTGCTACTGGCAAAATGACGGCGGCGCAGAAAGAAGACGCCAAAGTGCAAGAGATGCTCTTGAAGCTGCGCAACAAGTTCGGCCTTTCAAGCAAAGACCTAGCAGCTCAAAACCCAGTCACCCTTGAAGCGATTCGCCGCAACCAGGTGAAGCAAGCCAAGCTCGGCCTTTCAGCGCCTTCTATCTCGCTTTTGGCTTCTGCTGGTCACGGCAACATCGCCAATAACACAACGATGAACGGGGGCAACATCACTATCAACGTTGCAGGTTCCGTGGTCTCTGAAGGAGATCTCGTCACCACCATCAAGAATGGCCTCGAGACCATCATGCGTCGCCGTGGCGGCAGTGGATTCGCGGTGCTCTAGTGGTTGCCGGCATTCCGACGCTCAGCGTCAGTTTTGGCATCAACGGCAGCTTCACAGCGGTCAGCAACGACCTCATTCTCTCGGTCTCGATTCGCCGCGGTCGTGAGCGTCAGAACGACTTCGTGGACTCCGGTACCGCCTACGTCATCCTCAACAACCAGTCTGGTGCTTTTGACCCAAGCAACACCAGCTCGCCGTGGTACAACACTCTTATCGCTGGCATGCAGGTTCAGATCTCCGGGAACGGCATCGTCATCTACACCGGCTACCTTGAAGACAACGCAGTGAATCAGGGCATCTACCCGACCGTCTCGTTGACCTTTGTTGATGGCCTCGCCACTTTTGGCAAGACCATCGCGCCAGCACTCGCCACTTCTCAGTATCAGGAAACGGCCGCTGCTCGCGCTGCTCGTATTCTCGACCTCGCGGACTGGTCCGCTGGCGCTCGCAGTCTAACTGGCACTGTGCAGATGTTGCCGACCACCCTCGGTCTTTCTTGTTTGGACTTGCTCGAACAGTGCGCCAACGTCATCGGCGGTCGTTTCTACGTCAGCCGCACCGGCATCGCCACTCTCGTGCCACTCGCGGACAAGTTCACCCGCCCGACTCAGTTATTATTCAGCGACCAAAACGACGCCAACAGCGTCAAGTACGACGGCATCATCACCAACCCCGGCACCGACTATGTTTACAACGAGGCAGTTGTATTCCGCGGTTCTGGCGAGACGCAAGTGTCGGCCAAGTACAACCCCAGCGTTTCGACTTACGCTCTCAAAAGCAAGAAGCTCGACGCCCCCACCAACACCACCGGCGCCGCAACCAACCTCGCCTACTACGCAGCACGCAAAGACGCAGACGCTCAGGTGCTCGTGGAGCGTGTTGACTTCAGCGCTATCAACATCAGCACTTTAGCGACAGACTTTTTATCGACCGAGCTCAACGACATGGTCACAGTCAAACGCCAGACCTACGACGGCCGCTTTTTGACTATCAACTGCGTTGTCGAGGGCATGGCGATGACCATAGACGCCAACAACTGGCGCGTTTCTTACTTCACTTCTCTCGTTGACCCTTACACGATAAGCATCTAGGGGAACCATGCCACTCTGCCCGCAAATAACGCTCACACCCGTTACCGTCACCAGCAGCAACATGACCGTTGCTTCGGTCATCGCTGGTGGTGAACCGGCTACTTTTGAACAGCTCTCAGCGGCAGATGCAGCAGCACAACAAGCACTCGCAGAAGCGTCACAAGCCATCACTGATGCCGCTGCAGCGCTTGCAGAGGCCGAAGATGCTTATGATGAAGCGGTCGCAGCTAACACTGCCGCCAGCACTGCGCAGGCCACGGCCAACGGCAAGAACAAAGTCACTTATTCAACCTCTACCCCGGGCAGCACCGCCAACACCGCCGGCGACATCTGGTACCAATATGGCACCACGGCTCCAAACGTCGGTCGCATCATCGCACAATACATGGGCGCAGGTGGCACAAGCTGGACTCAGACCACTGTTTCGGGCTTGGTGGTAGCAAACATCGACGCCGGCAGCATCACCACTGGCACGCTCAACGTCGGCATTGGTATCACAGGTCCCACCAACTCATTCGCCGTCAACGCTGTCACTGGGGTGCTTACTGCAACCGGTGTCAACATCACCGGCACCGTCGTGGCTACCACGGGCACTTTCACTGGCACCGTCACCGCCACTACCGGCTCATTCACCGGCTCTATCTTCTCAACCAACGGCACCATCGGCGGTTGGGCTATCACATCAACCAGCATTCAGAAAGTCGTCGGCACTCGCACCACAACTTTCAACGGCAGCGACGGTCTTATTTCTATTTACGACTCCAACACCGGCTTTTTGGCTGGCGGCGCTTTGCAGATAGGCACGCCCAGCGTCACCACCAGCTTCTACTCGGCCGGCATGACTATGGGCACTGCTGCCACTATCGATGTGCTCAACGAACTTGGTGGCTATTCCGGCATCTTGCGCATCTATGCTCCAGCGAATAAGTACATCAGACTCGTGCCGAACGCCGGCTTGCTCGGCAACACCTACCCTGTTTATTGTGAGGGTTCGCTCGACGTTCTAGGCCGCATACAGCTAAACGGCAACTTGAACGCCCCAAACATTCCAAGCACCACCAGCGCGGCCAACGTGCGGTGGACTACCGGCGGCACCGGCCAGTTCCAGTACGTCACCAGCTCTTCTATCCGTTTCAAAGACAACATC